TATTTCCAATATAATCTGTTATTTTCCAATCTGTACTATTTACCTGTCCTCCAATATAGAATGAATCATAGTTTTCTCCAAATGTACCAACTGTATATCCACCTCCTGCAGTATTATCTGGAGTATAATAACTCATACTAACATATAAGTCATTACTAAAACCGTCAGAATTCCAACTTTGATTTGCTATTCTACCTGCAGCTGTACTTCCATTTGTCGTTAAGCTTGCTGAAACTTCATGTGTTATTGTAGCTCTTGCCCAATCAGTTGACTTTTTACAAAATAAATCATAAGTAAAGTTTTCAGATACTTGGTTTACTACAGCAGAAGCAGTAGGCTCGTTTCTTCGAACCATAATGTTCCACCAATCTCCATCAAATATAGGTGCCCAATCAGTTGAAGCTGATACAAAATATTTTGTTGAGCCTGAGAGTGTTAATAGTCCAAATACAGCTCTACCATAATGACTATTTTCACCAACATTAAAATCATATGTTTCACTACCGCTTGGTAAATAATTACTAACATGTTCTACAGATATAAATGAGCTAGAGTTTATCTGTATTATAGCCATATCTTTTTTATTGGCATTAAAAGATACAGAATCTAACCTTGTTCTTCCACATTTTACATCGTGCTCAAACATATCAGGTAACTTAAACCTAAACTCTATTGTATCAGGAAATTGAACTCTATCTCCATTTGCTTCTTTAATTAGCGGATGAGTTACAGCATCCCAAGATGCCGTAAGAGCAGAAGAACCATCAAAGTGTAAGCCATAATTAAATACGTCATATTCATAATACTCATTTCCAAAATAATTAGGTGAAACTGGAGTGCCCCATTCTTTTATTCTAAATAGTGTTTGTGGTATACCATAAATGTTCATGTACGCTTTAAGGTTTTCTAAAGTACCCTTAGTTCGTTGTAGGTATGGTAAATTATTAAGTAGTCTTTTTCCAAACTCTAATCTTAAGTTTTCTATAGGTACAGACTGAGAAGTTTGATAGTGGTCTGATGCATATATTCTATTTTGTATAAAAGGAGATTGACCTAAAACATAACTTGCAGAGGCAAATTGATTATCTGGTGCATTCCAATATCCCCAATCATCTGTTTCTTCATATATTTGTTTATATCCAAAACTTCCACTAGCATCTGTTCCTAGTACATAAGTCCAAAGGTCTTCTTCATCTGATTTCAAACATTGTTGATAACCTAAGTTTTTTAATCCTGTATATATTAAGTCTTTCGACATCATATCAGAACCGCTAAATTGACCTTCTATAAGTTTTGCATCTATAGGATTATGTCTATCCCACATTTCAGGTATTGCAGTTATATATAAGTAGATGTTGTCATAAAATTCACCAACCATATCTACAAATTTAATATATTCACTATTTATTTTTTCATCTGTTCCCAATGTAGGGTCTTCATGTATATGTAAAGGTACAGCTTGATTTCTTAAAGCGTGAATATTTTGCCTATCAAATAAGGATGCAGATGCAATTGCTCCATCATACCAATCTATAGCATCTGAAGAAGTTACAGATAAAACTTGATATGGTCCTTTTGGAAACTTTTGGTCAGATAATTTTGGCCAAGTAGCTGGATAGTGTTCTCCTAGTGAACTAGTCACATAAGATGCTGATTCATTATATAAAAATGTTTCATAGCCATCAAACTTAGCAATAATTTCATTCTTTTTTATCTTAAAGTTTTGAACATTTTGTACAAAGTGAAACGAGCCTGTGACATTAGGATCGCTTCCTGTTACAGGAGCCTTTGTAGATAATTCTGCTATTTTTCCATCATAAAATTCTATTTGAGAAAGCTTGTATCTAAAGTTTTTAAGTCTTTCTTCTGCAGATCCAAAACGTATAAAGTGCTCGTAATGGCGATAATCTATAGATAGTCTAGTATCATCTAAACTTCCAGAAAAGTATTTATTTAGAATCTTATCTAATACACTTTCTTTTGCGTCAGTAAGACTAACCCAATTGTGATATCTAGTCGTTCCTGAACTTAGTCCATCTTCATTACCAGCTGAAAAGTTTGGTTGAGCTAAAAAGTTAACCTGTTTTTCTGCAACTGTTCCTTCTACAAAAACTGTTTCTTGTACACTAGATATTATTTCTTGAACTATCCAACATGGTTGTTTTAATTCTATTCCTTCTGGTAGAGGCTCATATAGTTTTAATACAATAGAGTATGGAAACTCTGGAGTTGTAATTTTATCTATAGACCAGTTAACTGCTAAAGGTACTACATTATTACCAAAATTAACATGTACATCTACCCAATGGTCTACATCTCCCTTTATAGATAACTTATCAGCAAAATCTTCAAGTATTTCTTTTTCTTCTTGTGTAGCATCAGGACTAATTTTTAATCTTATCTCTGTTCTACTTGGACTTATTTCATCTATAAATAAATCGTTTATGCCTTGGTCAGGACTACCAACAAGTGTTCTATAAAAACAATATTTTACAAGAAACGTACCAGCATTTACATATTCTCTAAGGTCATTATGTAAATCTAAAAATACTACGGAATCTTGGTTTATATTTCCGCTATCTAATATTCCTCCTTCTGCTACTTTATAGCTTGTGACATCAGGATTTGAAAACAGCATTCTGCTGCCATCTTGTGAAAATATATGTAGTTCTACTCTATCTTCAACGTCTAATGCCTTTCCAAAGTCAGATAAAATCGGCTTTGAAGGTATTAACCTTAAATCGTCTTCTTTATATTTAGTATTCCACGCCATTAGCTTTGTTGAATTCTTTTAGTTTTACCTTTCTTTCCAGAAGGAAGTCTATTTGTTACTACTTGTTGTTGAGGTCTTATTGTTGTTTGAGGTTTTCTAGCCAATTGTGGTGTTTCAGGTGTTTTTGAAACTACACTAGTTTTTGTTGGACTAGCTACTCTTTCATCTGCTACTTCATTTTGTTTTGGTTCTGGTCCATACTTAGGTACTCTCCATGGATTAAAACCTCTATAATCATCTCTTGAATACCATTCTTCATTTATAGAGTCCCATGCAGCATTGAACCAAACATTATTTTCTGTGTCAAAATCCATCCAAGAATCTGTCTTTTTGTTTCGTTCATTGTGTTGTTGGTCTTCTAATATTTCTCCTGTTGGTGCACCAAAACCTAAAAACTCGTCTCCACCTTCTGCAGTTTTTGGAGATCTAATTTCTTCTCGTTCTATAATTAACCCACCTACACAAAGTATATAAATAGTAGGGGTTTCTATTTGACCTTTACTATTTTTTATTCTACAAAAATAAAATCCTGTATCAAATATTGTTCCATTTATTAGCGATAATTTTTTAGTTTTAGACACTACTTTGTTTGTTATTCTAGTTCTAGTTTCTAGACCATATTTTGCTGGAGCATCTGAATTAAATATCCATTCATATGTTAAATCGTCTTCTATCTCAATATCATCTTCAGCTAAATAACTATATGCATCTGCTACTAACACTCTACTATGATTACCAGGAAATTGATAAACTGTAGTATTCAAAGCAGGATCGTCAAAAATAGAATAACCATCTGTTATTTTACCATCTACTGTACCATGTGAAGGAAATATAATTATACCAGTTGTTTCTCCTGAATTAGGGTTTTCTCTAAGTATAGGTGGTCCTTCAGGTCCATATGTAACAGTAGGTATAAGCTCAGTTATTGAAGTATCTATAGACTCTAAATATTGAGCTTTATCTAAAACATATCTTTGTGGCAAAATAACAAAGTCTTGTCCTATTTCTGCACTATCAGTTTGAGATATTATCATGCCTGTAGTACTTCTATGTGTTTTATCTGCCTCTGTTTCTAAATAGTCTAGCTCTGTATTTATTTGAAATTGTTCTATATCTTCTGCAATAATGTGGGCTCCTGCATCCCAAGGATAATAGTCTTGTTGTACAGTTGCTATTGACACGGCACCATTGTCTGGAGTAAGTATAGTAGCATCTTTTCCTGCATTCACGTCAGATCTAGGTGCAAGCGGTTTTGACTGCACTGACTTTACAACTTTTTGACTTCTGTATCTTGGTTTCGCCATCTTAATCTATTACCTTAAATGTTAGGTCATCGTCAAAGACTTTAGTAATACTTCCACTAACACTCTTAACTATTAGTTTATATCTACGGTCTGTCTCAAATTGGTCCATCCATAAATCTATGTAATTACCGCTAGAATCACAACTTATCTTTGTATATTCGTTGTCAAAGTCTATTACAGTTTCTCCTGTTTTATAGTCTTCTACAGACCAATAAGAGTTTGTTGGTAAATGTGTTATTTCTAGATCTCCTGATGATGTTGCATATGTTTTTTCGTAGTATCTATCTCTTCCTGCAATTCTTATTCTTTCTTTACTTTCTCTATGTATTAAGTCTCTTGAATTTTTAACATAAACAAAGACATCTCCACTAATATCTACTTGTGTTAAACTTGCAGTTACAGGTGAAAAATCATCCCAAGCAAATTCTAATTTAGGTTGATATACTGTATGTGTTTCTTTGGAAAAGAAGTTAAGTGAACCATAGTTTTTTCCATCATATTCTTGAGAATCAGATCTCTTAATTAAAAATCCTTCATTTGTCAGAACAGGTCCACCACTCCAACTTCCACTCAACCAAGCATTGACGATACCCGTAACAGTTATAGCTAAATCAGTATTTTCGTATACAAAATCTTGTGAACCATAGCTTGCAGTCCACCATGTTCCTCCACCTTTTGTTGTTTGAGTAGATAAACTTCCTGTTGTTCCAGGTGCAAATGGAATATCTGCACTTGATGTGTGCCACTCTGTTCCGGTATGCTGACCATCTCTATATTGCCAACTAACTCCTTCCGTTGTTTTAGGGTTGTGGTTCAATCTACCAATTCCCATTTCCCAAGATTGAGAAACAGCGTATGCTTCAATAGCATAACTATAAGGTATTTTTTCTGCTCTATGTGTATACAATCTTAAAACAGCTCTAACAGTGTCTGGAATATCACCATCTACTATTGATTGAGATATATGTGTTATATCGAATTTAGTTAAAATTCTAGTGTTGAATGTATTATTTGTATTAGATTCAGATATTATTTTTGTAATTTCTAAAACTTCATCTAAGCCAGCATTTTGTGTTTCATACTGCTCATACATTGTTGCGTCTATTGATGATGTTATACTATAAATCATTATGCTGCTCCTACTATTCTAGCTTCGATATCTGTGTCTGGAAACTTAACCTCAAATATAGAAGGGTCTAATGAAGGATAAACAATATTACTCTTTGTTGCTTCTCCAATATCAAAGTAATTACCAGAATATCCAGAGTCTACATCAAATAAATTAAATACACTTAAATTTAATATAGATTGTACTCCTTCTACTTGGTCTAAAGTTGCAGCCAAGTCTGATAGTGATATTGGTTCATTTATTTGCCACTTGTCTATCTCAAAATATCTTTTTGCTTCAGCAACTGTTTTTAATAAGACCTCTTTTGTTATTGCATCAGGTCTAGCTATAATATCAAACTTTACTCCAATGTTTATTACAAAAGCATCTCTAATATTTATACCATCAGTTAGCATTCTAAACTTTTTAAGATATGTTTTCAAATTACTTTTAGTTGCAAGATTAGGTGCTATCAATTGCTTAGAAGAATTATATGATAATAAGTAAAGGTTAATTGCAAGTGGATTAAATTGGTCATCATAAGTTGGATTAGCAAGTTTAATCGTGCTCATTCCATCGTCTCTAGTAACATATCCTTTCGCTATACTACCAAATTTTCCAGGTAAAGAATATACTCTTGCTATATAATCTTCCTTTGTAACTGCTCTGTTTTGTGTTGCATAGGATGCCAATGCGTTTTGTCTAATCTCATCTGGAGTTTCTTGCCCTCTTCCACCTGTTGCAGGATTTGGATTTGTTGCAGCTACAGATTTTTTTGCAAAGTCAACCGTTCCAGTATCTAAACCATCAAAACCACCGACAAAATCTACACCAGTAACCTTTGTTAAAGTTTTAGCACCTACATTTGCTTCTATTCCTCCTCCAGTATAATATCTAACTATAAGCGTTGTATCTGCAGGTGCTTGACCATATCCTCTTGTAAATAATACATTAGTCGGGTCATATGCGTTATCTAATCCACTAGTATTTCCATAAGGTAACTGCATACCTATGTTTGTAGGATTAGGTAATATTACTTCATCAGCATTTGCTGAAACTCCTGCTCCAAACATAAGTTCGATTTGGTTATTACTAGTAATTCTTTTTGTAAATCTTCTAGGTACTCTACGTAAAGAAAGTATGTATGGTACCTCTTTTTCATATGGAGATAATAAAGGATCGGCAGCTTCTGCTTGTTTTACTTCTGTATACACAGTATCTTGTGCCAAATAATCTACTTCATACCATTTATTACCATCAGTATCTTTACAATCAGCAATATCAATAATATTTGTTGGCGCCAATCGTATTCTATCAAACTTTTTTGGTTCATTGAAAACAAATGTTTCAGACTGTAGCTTTCCAGATATTGCCTTTACACTTTTTTGTAATAAGTAAAACTGTGGTACTCCTGTTGTATCATCTACTTTATATATTGATACATCTGTTGGATTACTAGAACTTGAAAATTGAAAGTTAACGTTTTCTAAAGTTCTAAATTCAACATCACTATTTTCACTAGATTCTACAGTCATTCCTTCCTGTATTTCTAAAGCATATCTAAAATCTGGAGCTATGTTCACTCCACTACCAACTGCTGGTACTAATTGAAAAACATCTAAAGTTGTTGTAGCAGCCGATGAGGGTTGAGGAATATAGCCTAAAGCTTGAGCAATATCGTAGATATTTTCCTCTTCTTGCGCATGCAATAACATTGATTCTCTTAGTTGATTGTCAATATATAGTGATAAAACATCTCCAACATAAGCTGCCATTTCAATAAACATCATTCCTGGAGAAGATTCATTAAAATCAGTATAGGTATCAGGGAAATATACCTTTGCAAAATTTACTAGCCTTTCTCTAAATTGGCCAAAATCTTTATTTAAGTATTTTACTTCTTTTTTTACTAGTGCCATTATTCTACTCCGCCAATTATTACTACGATAGAATTTTCTTGAAACGAATTTCCAGCTAATGTAAAGTCTATTGCAACTCTAACTCCATTAAACCTATCATCAAAGCCATACCTTTTATCTGCAGTATCAACAATTAAGTTTTCTATAGATATATACGGTAGCCAAAATGCTGTGGCCTCTGATATTTCTTGTTCTATCTGTGCATGTAGTGATTCAACATTTTGGTCAAACAAAGAATCATATATGCTTGTACCAAAAGTAGGATGCATTGGTCTTTCACCTTTTCTAGTTAATATTAGATTCTTTAGATTTGCTGCTGCAGCCTCTATAGTAAGTCTTGTTTGAGGAAATGGAGCTCCGTTTGGTTTGATTAAAGGTAAATCAATGCCAATTGCAATTCTTTCGTCCTCATCAGCTACATTAGATCTAAATATTTTTCTAGGAGGTATTGCCATTTATTAAGGCCTCTTACTTTTAGCTTTTTCATCAACTTTTTTCATTAGTTGAGAATAATCTCTTGTTAATATATCTGCCATGTCGTCACTAACTTCTACATGTTTTCTATCGTTAGGAAGCATTTGTTGTACACTAGGTTTTCCACCAAACATTTGGTCTGGAGTTTGCATACCCATCATAGCTGCTAGACCTGCTCTGCCATCTGCTCCACTATATGTTTTACCTCCCATTGTTGGCCATTCTTCTTTTGAATTAGCCGTTTCATTTAATACTTTATTAAGAACAGGGTCTTTAGTATACTCAAATTGAGTTTTCTTTGTTTTATTTTGTCTAGTACCTTGTTCATATGGATTCTTAGGTGCATTAGCCATATCTGTTAAATTAAATCCATGTGCAATGTGCTCTGAAGTTAGTTTTTTCTTTGTTCCTAAAACTTCTTTAAGCTCTTCACGTACTGCAGTTCTTACTTCTTCTCTAACTGCTTTTTTTATTATTT